CCAGCTGGGTCACCCCATACCATGAATTGATACTTGGGAAAGTAGATGCCCATTTCTTCCTTGAGCATATTTACAAACCTGTTGAGGCCCATATCGAATGTGACTAGTTCATGGAGAACGTGCCATGCACCGTTCTTCATCCGCTGTGCAAAGATAGCAGCTGGTGTCAAACCAAAGTCGATACCTACCTGAACAGGGATACCTGGTTCAGGTTCCAAATCTTTTGCCATGGTTGTATCATCGTACTCAGGCCAGATTGGCATTCCTTCTTGGACGTATGTATAATCGCCTTGAGCGTAGCATTTAATCCAATCAAGTTGCTTACCACCAAGCAGCTGCTCGTAGTATCCTGTTGGCAAATTTTTTAGGTTTTCAGCTTTTGGGTTTGTTCGCCACCATTTGCCTGAGGCTTGTATAAAACCATTTGCCTCAGGCATATCCTCTGGCACATCAGTGACAGGGATATCCAGTACGCCTGGCGGCTGTTTGAAAAACTCCCAGGCATATTTACCTTTGGGCCTATCCTTGCCCTCAGCCAGGTTAAAATACCAATGGTCTGTATCACAGGGGTTACTGTCGAGGATAACACCATGCCAGGTTGGCCCACCATCATTCTGAGTAGGATAACGTCCAACACGGTGTGTAAGGCCGTCTATGACCGCCTTAGGCAGTTCTCGACACTCATTGACCCATGCCCCTGTCAATTCCAATGACAGCAGCTTACGAACGTCCTTTGGGTCATCCAGGGCTAAGAATATAACCTCCATATCTATTCCAGCAGCATCACCCTTGCTGGGCAGCTTAATGTGGTGAGTGATGGGCGGTGCATACTTGACGTTGCCCCAGATATGTTCAGGCATCAATTCAAGCCAGGTCTTCAGCGTTGTCGTTCTCAGCATCGGATGTGTATTTCGGACTATCGCAAACCTGGTGTATTTGATACCATCCCTGGGCGAGGGTTTCTGCTGGACGGCCCTGCGCCAAAGTTCTGCACAACAGGCATAACTCTTGCCGCTTCCTACAGGCCCCATCAGCCCTCGCACGAAACCTTTTGAACGCATAAACTTCGCTACAGTTGGACTGCTGCTAAAGTCTAGCTTAGTGACTGCTCTATCTTGCTCCATACCCCATAAACTCCAATAGTTCGATTATCAAAAGCCCAGCTAACAAAATCGCCAGGATTGTGTGGTAGACGTTCCACAACAAATATTCATATTTATTTTTCTTCATCTGTTTCCTCCTCAGGCATTACCATCTGGATATCTACAACGGCAGGCTTGTCGCCATCCTTCTCAGTGTCCAGCAGGCCAGCCGACTTAGCCAGCAGCTGGAACACCCTCACCTTATCCAATAGTTCTACCTCAATGACATCTTCACCAGACTGGGTGGGGGTAATCTTAATCTTCTTGATGGCAGCTAGAGCATGGTCAGGAATATCCTTAGCATCCTTCAGTTCTAGCTTCTTGCCATTCCAATCAAAGATATCAGTTACCTTTGCCTTCGCTATGCCCAGCATCTCTGTTGCCAGGCCGTCACGATTATCGTAGATGATTTGGGAGCCACGCAGGCGTTTCCTTATCTCACCCACACCACCAAACCTACCTACAGGCGGCACCACCCTCTTTCCCATTATATCAATCTCCCCTGGTCAGGATGCTCTGTCAGCGGCTTGAAAGTGATATCCACCAGCTGATAGGTGCCTCCAAATTTAGATTGCATGGGATTGCCTGTTGGCTTCAGTTGTTGCAATTCCGCAACAGTCAGCTGCATCAGGTCTTTGCCGTGCTTAATCCTCATGCCGCCCTTCTTGATAGCCTTCTCAACCTCATAGTCTCTGACAGATACATACTTGCCCTGCCATAGCTTCTTTACAGTTTTGATTACCATGGTCGTTCATCTCCTCCTGTTGAGCCTGATTGGTTATTATCTTTAGGCTTCTTCTCGAATAGACGTATCCATACCTCACCATTCTTATCAGGTAATGGTAACGCCTCAAGTTTAATCCCAGTTATCTTGCCGTCCTTGTAGAACGCAATACCCAGGTTCTGCCATCGTGTTACTGGCTTGCCGTCATCCCCAATCTTGTCAGTCTCTTTGGGCTGAACAACGTCAAACATTTTATCTACATTCATAGTGTGCCTTCCTTTTTTTAACGAAAACCCCAAAATATTTTTGTGAAACCCCCATAACGTATAGTACAGGGTGGGGGGCCAAGGGGTCGATTTTCTGGCGCAAACCCTTGCTACGCCTGCATTCTGCGCCATTTGAATGCAGCGTTTTCGTAACACCCCCCATGGTCATTCCTGGGAGCGTACAAAACCTGATGGTTCCTTTGCGTTTTGTAATCATCGCAGTCTCATCTTGTTGCTCATCTGCTTGATGATGTCTGTAACGTCCTTGCCTGTCTTAGCTTTCTCTTGTGATAGCTTACGGCTCATAAAGTATTGCAGGCTGTATGGTGGTTGCTGGTTCTTCTCATGCTTCCATTGTATTACCCCTGCTGCATCTGTCAGGAATGTCTCAATGGTATAGCCTGATTGCAGTAACTCTTTGGCTATCTGCATCTGTCTCATGTCATAACTCCATGGCTTGCCATACTTAGCTTGCAGTAGTTCGCCATAACCGTTGCACAGTTTCCTACAATCTATTTCTTTAATTTCCCCTATAGTATTTATATTAGTTAATTTAATAGAGTTATTTACTAGCTGGGGCTTGTTATCTAGTACAAGGTCAGGCTTGTTAACTGCATGACCATTGACACTGTTACTAGGTGTATCTTGTACAAGCTGTGTCTTGTATTCAGTATCTTTATCCACAGCTTTTATACTCTTCTTCCTGGCCCCAGTCTTTGCGACATTCATAGTATGCTTGGCAATCTCTGCCTCAATCTCAGGGTCACGGTCTTGTGCTGGCTGTCCAGCAATACAATCATCCAGGGTCTTTGTTGGGTCATATATAACACGCCACAATGCGCCACGTTTACCATAGCTGCGCCTGACATCTGCGTTGCGTAGTTTCTCAATGTATCCATAGTCTAGTAGTTTACGCATATGCTGCGAGACTGCCTGCTGACTGCATTGCAGTACGTTGGCTATGTAAAGCTGGTTAGGAAAAAATACGCCTGTCCAGCTGTTGGCATGGCTGCAACAGATAGCGAATGCCCTGAAGGTCATTGGATACTGATTAAATCTATCATCACCGTATGCCCTGGCTGGCATAATCATGTGTGGCCCAGGACACTGGTAGCTGCCCCCAGACTTTACTGGAGGGTCACGCACTGGGTCTGGCGTTAGCTTAGTCTTCTTCACCTGGCTTGCCTTCCTGTGGTGGCAGCTGGGCTATCTCTTTTCTCAGACTGCTGGCTGGTATTACTTTTATCTTGGACGCACGGTGCAGCGCATGGACTAGCTTTATCTTCAGCTTGTATACGTCTGTCTTGTATCCCTTCACCTCTATGATGACATGGCAACCGTGCTGACCATGTCTGCCTTCTTCTTGCCTGTCGAAGAATGCAAAGTCCGCTATGTAGTCGCATATCTTTTCCCCCTCAATCTCGCAGCGTATCCTGGGCTGAAACGCCAGGGTCTGTATCGCGCCAGCCGCATGGCGCTGCTTTAAAGAGAACCAGTAGTATGCAGCCTCGGCCTTGCTCATAAAGCTGATGCCGTCCAGCTGGTATCTTTTGTTACCGTACTTGCTGGGCCTACGCACGTTTAGCCTCGCAGCTTTCACGCAGTAGTATCTCCACCATGCTGGCAAGGCTGCGCCTCTCCAGCCTAGCTTTGTTCTGCACCAGCTGCTTTACCTCAGGCGAAACTTTTACATACATAGGAACCAGGTCTAGCTGTTTTTCTTCAGCCTTTTCCTGTTGTTTTTCCATGCATTTATCTCCTATCAAAAAAATATTTACTAGATAGCTTGACAATATATCTGATAGATATTAGATTAACAATACAGAACATGACACGAACACAAACCAAGGAGGATGTAATGTCAAAACAAGCAGAGAAAATCCAAGCCGTAGCAGACAAGATTGTTGCACTGATGGAAGAGCATGGCACTGACTGGGCCAAGCCATGGGCAAGTAAAGTTGCTGATGGTCTGCCAATGAATGTTGTCAGCAAGAAAGCATACCAGGGTATCAATTCATTCTGGTTGGGAATGGAAGCCTGGGATAAAGGTTACAGCAGCAATGTCTGGGGTACATACAAGCAATGGACAGCAGCTGGTGGTGTAGTACCAAAGGGTGCAACAACAGTATTCTTCTGGAAGCCGATTGATGTTGATGCTAAGGGCGTTGACGGCAACGTGCTGAAGAATGACAAGGGCGAGGTAATCAAAAAGAAAATCTGGATGCTGAAGACTTACAGCGTCTGGAACCGTGACCAGATTACTGGCCTGGAAGATGATGCCCAGCCTGTAGTATCAGCTGACCCTGAGTTTCATGCTGACCAGGTAGAGCAGTTTGTAATCAACACTGGTGCAGATGTCAGACACGGTGGCGGCAGCGCATTCTATCGTCCAGCTGGTGACTACATCCAGATGCCAAACAAGGCAGACTTTGTAGGCACTGAGACTAGCACTGCTGAAGAAGCGTATTACTCTACCCTGCTTCATGAGTTGGTTCACTGGACTGGCGGCAAAGACCGTATCGACAGAACCAAGGGCAAGATGTTTGGTGATGCTGACTATGCCTTTGAAGAGTTGGTAGCTGAGACTGGCGCAGCGACACTGTCAGTGTTGTTGGGTGTATCACCTGAGCCAAGGGCTGACCATGCCAAGTATCTTAATAACTGGATGAAGGCCATCAAAGATAATCCAAAGGCAGTGTTCACTGCATTCACCCAGGCTAACAAGGCTGTCGAGTTTCTTTACAGCAAGCAGCCACAACAGGAAGAGGCAGCTGCTTAGGCAGCTGTCCACCCAGGAGGACAAGACAATGGAAGCACCATACCCAGGCATTCTTATGTACGACACCAGGCACGGTGGCCCATACGATAGAGGGGCAGCAGATAGCTACTATCACAGACAGCCCAAGCCACACTACTACGTTGGCAAGACGCAGCAGTCTGCAAGGGTAGAAGCTGAGAACATGACAGCTGAAGAGATAGCCGCATACAATCAGGGCTATCAGGATAATGAAGATGCTGGCGCAAAAAAGTTATATTAGCTATAGTGTTGTTGCGGTGGTTCTTATGTTCTGTAATCCTCCCTACCGCAGCACCTGGGTCAGGCTTTCGAGCCTGGCCCTTTTGTTTTGCCCAGTGTCCACAGTATTCACAGAGAACAAATCAATTTATTGCTTGCAAGCAAGTTATAAATG